TCTCAACTGATCCTCGTTCAGGGTCGTCTTTAACGACCGGTAGAACCATAGGATCATCGACAAATTGTGCTGGACGTTTGTCTGGTTTTGGGACGACATTGATGGGCTTTAGCTGTTCTAAATCTTCAAGGTCTGTCACGTTATTTAACTGTGTAATTAAATACCCGAGCTCTGCAGAGTCGTAATTAGTGATTAGAGTAACCCATGCGAGGTACTCATCCTCACTATCGACCTGCGGCCAACCGGCTCCCAATTCAGTGAGCCAGTAAGGAAGATCGACGGCGAGTCCCTTCACCTTGCCAATCTTAAACTCAGCACCCAATTTCTTTGAGCAGACACGGTAAACAGCTTTGGTCCATGCATTAATAATGGGGTTCATAGGATCCAGTTCTACCAAACCAGTCGCCTTATTAAGCAACGCCATAATAGGTGAGACTGTTGTTGGATTAGAGAATGTTAAATGCAACTTGCTAAGTTGCCTCTCCGGATCCTGTATGCTAGCACTAGAGCCAGCGTGGAGCAGTGGGAATTTGCGTCCTAAGAAACCAACAGGTGTATCGTAATGGGCCTTGACCTTATAGGCCATCCCAAAAATGGTTTCAATTTTCTTCCAGGATTTTTCTGACGCAACAGATGTTACATCGTCGCCCGCATAGCCTAATAAGGCTTCCCACGCGGTCTTCTTAGAGGCTCCATCTAAACGGAGCGCGACGAAATCTAAGGCAGCACTTATAAGGGTGTTCCAGTCAGTTGTTCGTGGACTGCCCGACAAAGTGGTATCCCAACACTCATAGTCGATTTTCGGGGCACATTTGGTCTTACCCCTCGCATATGACTCTCGGTCCATTATTAGACGTAGGTTCTCCTTGTGCTCAGGCGCGAATAATCGCAAATAAATTGGACGACAGATGTTCTCAATCAAATAGGACGTTATATGTCCGTCAAACCGCTCCCCGTCAGCTTCAGTTATATGACCGAAGCGACGGCGGAAGTCCAATAATCGATTTGCGATAAATTCCGGTGTTTTCGCCGGAGCATACCAAGATAGGTATTTTAGAACCTTCTCCTTCACGGCATATGTATACCGACTGAAGTCCAAATTATGTTCGTTTGGTACCGTCGATATATTACGAGGATCGTTGCAGGCATTAGCTCCCTCTTTCTTCATAAAAGCTTGCACAGTGATCTTGTCCTGCCGCCAACCCCACAAACGATTCCATATCCAACAGGGGAGTGTCTCCTTATTGCGTTGCACTTGCGTAGGAGCCCGTTGTTCCGCTGCGACCCGATCAATGTTCCATGGATGTAACTTGCTTTCATTCCCCTCCACCACATAATCACAAAACTCCTTAAGAAATTTGGCTATCGATCCTCCCTCCGGTCGTGTATCATGTCGAATTTTCTCGATACGATTGCGAACAGAGGCAACATCATTAGCCTGACATTCTGCAGGTACAGTAATGGGATCTGATGTGAATGGAGCATGCAAATAGCGCCCAACGCGCTTAAAATCTTGCAAATGATCAGCTCTTAGATCTCCTTCAGCATTGATATA